GACTATTTGCCCGTCGCTACCATGCACGTAGCCGCATCACAGTTGCCTCTCACGGGAGGAGTGCTTCTGCACTACCTCTGGAACCACAGAGCGGTCAACTCAGGGGGCCCCAAAGGGAAATTGTCGGATACAATTTTGAGCGTGCGTTTTGTTCCTGGTTCTTCAGACCTGCCCGGGGTCTTCACGAAGGATTCAGGGCTTGACCTCGCATTCCCTGCCAAGCGCGCTAGACTACTAAAATGGCCTAGTGAGCGCCCAGATTGTCTGTCCCGTAGTATGTTGTGGCGCATCGGCCCAACCGTGGATATTTCCATGCCGTTATGCTTCTATTCTTGCCCGCACAATGATGTCGCGGCGGTGAGTCGTCGCATTTGTAACGGTACTGCACGATGGGACAGCGATTTAAGAGGGCACATGCGCGTTTGGCGAATGGTTCGTTCATCGAACCTCCTTCCCGAAATTATCACATATGACGTCCCGCAAGTCTCGTTCGATGGCTGGGCTGCGGATTACCCTGAGGCGTTTCGGAAACGTCTGTCTGTGTGGAAAGAAAGTTTTGAACAGGAAGGCTTGACTAGTAGCGATTTTAAGATCGAGGCTTTCGTTAAGATTGAGCGTCTACCCTTGACGCTCTTCAGCTCTGACGACAAAGATCGCAAACCTAGGCTCATCCAGGGCCGCCGTGGCAAGTTGAAAGTAGCAACTGGGCCATGGTTCAAGTGGGCAGGGAAAGTGCTCGCGAGGAATTGGAATGGGCGATCGCAATTATACTATCCAAGCGGAGCCAGCGCCGAGGAAATCGGCCAATGGTCAAGTCGTGCAGAAGCCGACGGCTTGATCCCACACTGCTTTGATTTTAGTCAGTGGGACTCCACTGTAGGCCCGGGGGCCTCACTTGCGTGGCTTGACGCATGTAGAGGCATGGGCTGTCCAGGTGTCATTGAAGACCTTGCCTTGAGCAGACTTAGGCAGGTCGTCGGTCGGACCAAGTTTCGCGCCAAATATACGAAACTTGCCCAAGTATCGAGTGGGGATGGTGACACCTCAGTAGGCAACAGCTACATCCAGGGCCTGGGCTGGCTCTGGGTGCTGCACCAGGTGGTTCCTGGTGTTGCCGCAAACTGTCGCGTGATGGTCCTTGGGGACGACTCAGTCATCGCGGCCCCTAAGCAACTCACTATTGCCAGCATCTCAGCGTGTTGGGATAGACTCGGATTCAAGCTAACCGGTGGATCGACAGAGTGGGACACCGCACAATTTTGTAGCGGACGATTCTGGAGGAGCGAAGGGACACGGGTTTTTGGACCCTCACCCGGACGCGTAATTGGTAAGACCTTTTGGTCAGTCATAAATTGGGG